TTTAATCACCCACTATAACTGTTGATTCATTAGTAATAGACACAGTTACATTCCCTACTGTTCCAGTTCCAAATAAATTTGCAGAAGACGGAGGAGTGTTTATAGTTACTGTTCCAAGACCTGTAGTTCCTAATATTCTCAAATTATTTTCTGGGTTAGTTGATTTTACTTCGTAAGCTGACTCTATAACAACTGTTCCAACAGCACCAGTGCCAGCATTTCCTGATACAGTTGTTATAATTGGGTTTCCATTAATATCAAAAATTACAACACCATTAACGACTTTACGTCTTATTGGAGTAATATCATTGTACGTTTGTGATTGTTCAATATAAAATTTTTGTTCAGTTCCTAATCCTAAAAGCTTATCACCTTCTAAATTTGCCCAAGAATGTAAAGTTCTTGATGTTCCTAAAAAAGTTCCAGTAGCATATTTTTCCCAACCGCCAATTTTTTCTGGATAACCAAAACGAAAGCGAATTTTATCGCAATCGTTCCATCCACCTTTATTTGAGTAAGATGTTGTCTCTTTATTTATTCCTGGTCTAAATTTTAAAGACGTTATTGGCATCAAACTAACTTTTATTTAGGATACTTATCTTTAATTGCTTTAATTGTACCTTTCCAACCATCAATACCATTGTGATAAATGTCATCTAGTTGATCTTGAATCATTGGATACTCAGCTTGCCTTTTTTCTGCATATGTCATGTTAGCAATTCTATCAGCTTCGGCATCGGCTATTGTTTGTTTTTCTGTAGCAAATTTTGTTTCAAAACCATAAGAAGATATGTCAGATATAGTTGCATTTGGTGTATCATCTTTATATTCAATTTCTCCACTTGTACCATCCCATTGAATAGCATGAATATTACTATCAACAAAACCAACAAAGTTTGCTGAGTCAATGTACTCACCGTCAATAACTATTCGTGATGTATTTTCTTCTTGACCTTCACATATATATATTATTTTTGCCATAATTTTTCTCCTTAAACTTGATAGTACCAACCAGTTGCTATATATTTATCTTTTGTGTAAACTGCATTTCCTCTATGAGTATGTGTCCAAGAGGCAGGAAAAAAACAAACACTTCCTTTTTTGGGTTGTACTTTTACGCCATACTCAAGAAACTCAGTTTCACCTTCACCTTTAGGTATATCATTTAAATAAATTGTCCATGCTAATATTCTATGTGATGCTTCACCAAGAAAATGTTCTCTGTGCCATTCGTGAAACCCCCCTTTAGGTGGTGTTTTCTGAACTTTTATAACTCTACTGTAACATGGTATTATAGCAAACGATGGAAACTCATCCATATATTTTGCTAAAGCAATATCTAATATCTTATGAGTTTCTGTAGCCAAATCTTCTGTATCATTTCTTTTTTCATCAAAATAAAATTGAAAATCTTTTCTGTTTTTAGAACCATTTTGCTCTGAACCATATGCCATATGAACAGAAGAATCTTTTAATAATAACTCAAATTTAGCAATCATTCTGTCGCAGTAATCATCAGAAGCTATGTTTTCGTATTTAGATATAAATGTTATATTTTTAATTTTTGTCATATCATTCATTATGATAATGCCTTATTTGTTCTTTGTTCCATAAACTTTGATAATTGTAATAAGTTTTGATTTGACTCATTTGCCTTTACCATTTCATTTCTAAATGATTCTATTGCAGCTCCTGCTTGTCTTGACTGCATTGCATTCTCTACTAACAACATTGGCAACCATGCCATAGCACAAGCATATTCATCTACTTCTTTACCATCATTTGGATTTGTACCTTTCATTTGCACAAACCATGCACATTTAAACTGTTTGCATTTTTTAAAGTTATTAAGTGGACAATTATCTTCTACTTCTAACTTCATATTAATCCTTATTAGCTATAATAAAGTCTACATATTGCACATTAATAGTGGCAGTTGAAGCGGCTACTGCTAAGTTACCTGCAGTTACATTACCACTTAAAGTTGGAGCACCAGTCATACTGCCACTTAAATTATGTCCGTGATTGTGTGATCCACCACCACCAGTATTCCCTCCTAAATTATAGAAAGTTGCAGCTTGTGTGTTAACTGAAGCATTTATAATAGCCAAATGATTCGTACCACCTGCACCAAGAGCAGTGGTATGTTCGTGACTTGGAATTTGATTTGTTGATAATGTTGTATTTGAGATGTTACCACTCATACTTACAGCCAAGTTTCCTGCACTTACAGTTTGGTTTGTTCCAGGATTACCAGTAACACTACCCAAACTAACGGCAGGAGTTGCCATTGCAGTAGTAAAAGCTACACTACCACCAGTTCCTACAGTTCCAGATGTTAGCCTTAGTGCTTTATCATTGTGAGTTGATTGCTTTGTCCAACCAGTAGGTGCTGATGTTTGTTGAAACAACATTGATGTACCCGATGGAAATGGCTCTGCATTACCGACTGCTGTTGTTACAAATGCTGTAGTCGCAAGTCTTGTGGTATTGTTACCCGCTGTTTGTGTGGTCGATGTTGGATTACCACCTAAATTTAAATCTGTAAACGCATCAACAACTGCCGCTCCACTTCCAGCTCCGTCTAAATATACTGCCTTAACTTCTCCATTTGCAATATTAACAGTTGAACCTGAACCTTGTTTTATAGTTATTATTTGACTACCTGTTGTAGCATTTTCAATAAATTGTAATCTACTTACTGTGTTTGGTAGAATAGTAAGAACTCTTGTTGCAGATAATGTTGCAGAAGATGTTACCTTAACGTACATACCTCTTAATGGGTCTGTTGAACCATCTGCCACAGTTTCTGTTTGATCTGCATTAGAGGCAAAACAATCTTTTGTGGTAAAACTTAAACCTTCACCTATTAGTTCTAGGTTTGTGTTTGTCGATGTACCCCAAGTTCCAGATTCATCACCTGTAGCTATTTCTTTTAATCTTAAATCATTAGTATATTCTGCCATAATTTATGCCGCCTTTTCTACCCAGTTTGCCAGTTGGTCTGGCTCAATTAAACTATAAACTTGCTCCTCACCAGTTGCACCAGTGGCACTAATTCCAGTTAAAGATACCACACATTCAGGTATTATGACAAGTGTTCCTATACCTTCGGTTCCAGAAATACCTGTAACTGGAACGGGTATTTCTGTTAGAATAGTTTCTTCACCCAAAGAAGTTGTGCCAATTACAGACGTAGAAACGAAATTACAACCACCAATAATATTAACAGTGCCGTTGTTTCCAGTAGCAGAAACGCCACTTACAAAAATATTAGCATCACCTTTTACGGCTTCCTCACCAATATTAACAGTACCTGTGATAGCATCCTCAACAACTTTAGCTCCACCCGCCGCTAAAGCATCGCCAATCTCACCAGTGCTAGAAACACCCGTTGGTACAACCTCTATCGATGGAAGGGCAGTTACCGTTCCTGTTTCTCCAGTTGCAGCAAGACCTACTCCAGTAACAGAAGAATTTCCTATTATTGCTACATCACCTGCAGAAGAAGTACCACTTACGCCAGTAAGAGTAAAAGTACCCGTCCCAGTTTCAACTGTGTCGCCAATCGCACCAGTTGCACTCGATCCAGTAGGGGAAATAATTGTTTGTCCAGCCGCTTCAGCCGTTCCAAGAGCACTAGTGGCTTGAACACCCGTTACACCGACTACAATTTGTGGTCTTGTAATTTCATCCCCAAGTTGTCCAGAACCCTGAACACCCGTTGGGGTAACTTTAGCAGTTCCAGTTTCAACTGTGTTACCTAAAGATGAGGTTGCAGAAATCCCGGTAGGAGTAACAGTAGCTCCAGCAGAGGCTACTTCATTACCAAGTGCCGTAGTACCAGAAACACCAGTAACTTCTACAGGAAGAGGAGAGCTCCATGCTCCTTCTCCCCATGTGCCTCGACCCCAACCGTTAATGTTCGCCATCGGTTAGCCTTTGATTAGGCTATTCTGATAATAGCGTTTGAAGCATCCGCAGTTGGAAATTGTATTGTAAATGTTCCTGCTGTAGAGGTTTTGTTGGATGTAAAATCCAAAACAGCAACAGCTTTATTACTGTCTGAGCTATTGTATATTAAAGCACCCATCGCAGTAATTGTTGCAGTTGTAAAACTTAGATCAGCAAAATCTGTAAATGCAGTTGTTCCAGATGTTGCTGGATTTACTCTTGTTAAAGAACCACCACCAGTTGCATATGAACCACTAGATGCGACTTCACCAGTTGTTGTAAATGCAGTAGTTGCAGCTCCTAGTGTTGCAGTTGTAGATGATTTACCACCACTACCTTCTGCATAAAGTGCTAATTTGAAAGTGTCACCACCGCTTAGTTTAAAATTGTGTACACCTTCTAACAACTCTTTCTTGAAGGAAGTACACATTGCTTGTGCTATAGCCATATTAGAGTCTCCTTATATATTCAGCCATTTCCTTTTGACCACTTGATCTCAAGGCTTGAATAATAGTACCACGTTCTTCCTTTCTTGCCAATAGTAGATAATGATACAATACTTTTTTAAGATATTCTCTGAATTGTTTAGCTTGTTGTCTAATATGTGGCGGAGCTTGTTCGGAGATGCTGACTATTTTATCAACGGCCAAATCCGCTATTTGTTCGTTTGTTAATCCGCCTTGATCTGATGTCATGACATTTACTTTTCCAGTTTGTGATACTCCTACATTAAACACTTTTTTTCTCCTCATAAGTCACGCCAGGTATATCTTCTCTACCAATAACATTAGGTAAGTCAACTGGATTTGGTGGGTCTTTTTTAGATTTTCGTTTAATCATTAAATTTCCTTTGGAAACAGTAGATATTAATGGGTTATCTAGTCTATGATAACCATATAACTTTTGATCTTCGGGGACATTGGTGTCCAATAAGGAGGAGTTGTGAGCTATATTTATTTTAATGCCTTTTGTAGTTGCAATAGCTAACCAAAATTCACAACAACCTCTACCAGCCTCTGCAAAAGCTACATTTTTGTGTGTAAAATCAATTCCATAAAGATGTAATTCTTGAACCTCTCTGTAAATTGCATAAGCTATTGCATAGGCTACAGTGTTGTTTAGGTAAGCATACCCAGTTTTTTGCAAAACTTCTTGCAAAGGATATTCAACTACATCTGGACATCTTTTATCTAATTCACAAGAAAAAATAGGTATATTTAATTTTGCTTTAAGTCTTTGAGACATTATATCAGTTTGTTTACCAGCATTAGGTGTGTCTAAAAATCTTGATGCTGGATCTAACATAAAAACTTTATCGTGATAAATTACGGATGAAATAGCATTTATTGCCCAAGTTTCATCAAATTGTTCACTCCTAATTTTACTCATTATGTATTCGGAACAACTATTGCCCAAGCCAACTATGGCTACACTTTTTAATTTTTTTTTCATTTTGCTACCTTTTTATTGTTTTGGAGTTCTAACCAATCCCTCCCTATAAGCATCAGTATTTTCTTGACCTTCAGCATATAATTTAAGTCTGCTAATAGATTCTGTAAATCTAGCAGTGTAAAGTTGTATTAAATCTGATTCACCTTTCATAAAAGTGTAAGCCTCCACCAAGCTTGCGTACAATAATGCATCTGGTGCATTTTCGCTTATCCAAGTTGTTCCAGAATCAACTGTTGTTAAAGAAGCTGGTCTGTAAAAATAATGCAACTCTACTGCATAGTCTGAATTTGGAGTGGGAGCCACAATAAAATTATCAACATCAAAAGAAGCATAAAATCTTGGACTTCCAGTATCACTAGGATTCGGATTAAATTCTTGAATATAATTTACATCTTTCTGCAATAAAAAAACATTTTGATTACTGGCATTTACATATGACAACGAAAAACTAGCCAAATAATCACTTGGCTTTTGTAAAAATTTATTATCACTTGTCATAGAGCCAGTTACATTTTTTCTAAAATAGTCTAAATCAACTACTTTAAATATTCTTTCTTCAGCATTTTGAATAAAAAAAGGTATCTCTGCTACAAATGTAGACTCGTCATTTTGTGTCCACTCTTGAATTGATGCCGTTAATGTTGTGTATGTAAAACTCATGATGTGCTCACTGTAACTGTTCCAACTGAAGCCGTTGCACTAAATGTTGTAAGCAAACTTCCTATATTTCCTAACCCAGTATTAGTATACACAATGAACTTTTTATTGTCATCTTTAACATCTGGTCTTGCATCTCTTATAGCTTCTGGATCAGGTCTTGTTCTAATAGGCTCTAATTGTGGGTGCTTTTCTTCATATTCATCTTTGCCTACAATAGATCCATTCCATTCTTTTCTTGTATCTTTCAAACGATATCTAAATCCAGACCTATCTGAAATTCTATAAGCATATTTACCACTAGCAAAAGCCATTAACCAACTCTATAATAATCTAACTTTGGAGCAACATTAAAAGCAGATCTATCTCTATCTTCTGCCATAGCTCTTTCAAATTCTTCTTCATATACTGTTTTCAATAATTGTATTCTATCAGGTGCTTTTTTCATAGCTATATAATAGGCTAAACCAGCAGTAAGACATGGATAAAACCTAAAAGGTATTTCCATTGTGTTAGCGGCACTATCTGCGTCTTGTATGCGTGTTAGAGCATCGTAAACTATTACATCTGTGCTGTTCTCTGGTGTTGGATACAACTTTAAATTTGGTGTAATTTGTCTATCTAAAAAATATTGAGTAGGTCTACCAGTTGAAGTTTTGTTTGGCAAATTTAAAAAAGTGTCTCTACTAATTCTTGTCATTGAAAAGTCAGTACCACTTCTTCTCACTACCAAAGACAAAATATCAATGACATCTGCGTCTAAGCTATACTCTGAATCGTTTATAGTAACTGTTTGTGTTCTTTGTTCAATTGTCCACTGATTTAATCCTCTGTTAGCCCACTCTGCTAACATAATATTCATGGATCTTCTTGCAGTTTGAAGGTCGTATCCAGTTCTTACTTCAAGACCACATCGCTCAAAAGCTTCTTCGATGTATTCTGCTACATCTAATTCAAAATCTACTGAGCTTGATGTAGCCATTAAGCCTTACCACCTTTTTTCATCTTCTTCATAGCCATGCCACCACCACGCATTTTTTTAGCCATGCCACCACCTCTCATTTTTTTAACTTTGCCACCTTCCATCATTTTAGCAGCTTTAGCTAAGTCTTTTGACATAGCCATCATTTTCCTTGGACTCATTGCCATTTTAGTCTCCTGTAGTAGTTTTCACGTTGCTCATAAATGTCTTCAACATTATACTCATTATAATATTTATCATAATAACCAAGTTTCTTCAATTTATTTGCACTTTCTTGAAGCTTACTTAATCTTTGTACAAATATCAAAGCATATTCTTTTTCAACAATTTCTTCAAATGAACCATCATCAATTAGATCATTAACATCGTCATCTGGATGAAATCCCATTAACCAAATATCTCTTTGCTTAAATAGGCTTTTGTTTATTTTTTCGTTAATATTATTTAAATTGTTATGGAAATCTTCATTGTTTTGATAATTCATATCAACAATTATTATTAAGTCTTTGTTATCATTAAAATAGTTTACTAATGAATATATTAAATCATTATTTGATAAATTTTTAAAAGCAAAAGTAACTTTATCGTTAGCCCATGCACTTTTGGCAAAAGGACAAGAAGGTAAATTATTGTAATTTTTATTAGGTATTTCTAGTGCATGTTGTGACCAAAGACGTATTTCTTCACAAATTTTGTCTTCAACATTTATATATTCATCCATTACTTTTTCTTTTTTCGCCTAGCTGCCTCTACTCTTCTAGGCTTTCCAGCTGGTTGACCTAATCTTTTCTTCTGAGATATACGTTTTCTTTTTTCTGAGGTTGTCATTTCTGAAGCAGTCTTAGGTGTTTTAGAAGATATGCGTTTACTAGGTCTGCAATAAGGTGTACCACGCTTTTCTCCCTTTTTCCTTCCGCAAGCCTTACCAGTCCTTACGTCTTTCCAATCTTCCTTGAACCATCTTTTAAGTGCTAATCCAGATTTTGTTTTACGAACAGCCATTATCTAAACTTTGTTACTTTTCTTCTGTTTTCCATAACAATACCACAACCTCTTGCAATATTAGGATTTTTTGATGGTCTTTTTACTTTGCCTTTAGCTACATCTCCACCATATTTCATTTTAATAACACCACCATTTGCTTTTTTCTTAGCATTACCCCAATTTTTAGCACCTTTTTTTCTACAAGCTGCTATGGCTCCTGAAGCATAAGCTGATGGAAAAACTCTATATCGAGATTTAACTTTTCTGTAACAAGCGTCTTTTGGCATTCTTTTTTATCTTTATATTTTTTTTCTTTTTCTTTTTGTTCGGTGGTTTTGAGACTTGCTGACTCATTTGAGAGCGACCCATAACCATCTAAAATACCTTTTCAAG